CTTATTAAAAAATTATAGCTATCTAAGGAACAAAAGAATTATGGCATTACCAAAAAACCTTTCAAATATAGGTAGTATTGCTAATGCTGTTTACAATAGTGTTACGGCAAATACTACTGCTATTACATCACTAAGCTCCGCTAATGCTACATTTAATAACATTACTGCAAATACGTCAATAACGGCCTCTGCTGTTGATATAAACACCGGAGCCAACATACCCAGTGCAGCCACAATCAACCTCAACACAGCAACAAGCAACCGTGTCCATATTACCGGCACTACAACGATAACAGCCGTTACTCTAACACGCGGACCACGGACTGTCATCTTTGACGGCATCTTGACTCTAACTCATAATGCCACTACTAATAACCTACCAGGCGCTGCAAACATTACTACAGCTGCAGGTGATAGAGCTATCTATGAGAGTGATGGCACTACAGTTTACTGTGTGAGTTTTATAAAAGCCAGTGGCGCCGCTACTGTTACAGCTTCAAGTGCAGTTAACTATCCGCAAAGTATCAAGTCTGCTGACTACACGCTGGTCTTGGCTGATGCTGGATATCAAATATTCCATCCTGCTACTGATACTGCAGCAAGAACATTTACGATACCTGCTAATTCAAGCGTAGCCTATCCTATTGGTACTATTCTTGTATTTGTCAATCCAGTGGGCGCACAACAAGTAACGGTAGCGATTACGACTGATACCCTGTCTGATATGCGTGGGGTAACAGGCTCAAAGAGAGTTGGGGCTAATAACATATTGACTGCGCTTAAGATAAAAGCTACTAGGTGGATGTGTTGGTTTGCAGATGATGATGTGCCGAAGCAGTTTTTGGCTGTTGGACACGCTACAACACCTCACGTCACAGTTTACGCTTGGAGTTCTGTGGGCTTTGGAGCTAAGTTTGCCGATCCAGCAATTTTACCAGCAGGAGGTGGTAATGGTGTAGCTTTTTCTCCAGCCGGAACTGAACTAGCTATCGCGCACCCAACAACTCCATTCGTCACTGCATACCCGTGGAGCAGTAGCGGCTTCGGAACTAAATTTGCCGATCCAGCAACTTTACCTACGGAAGAGGGAAAAGGTGCAGCATTCTCTCCCGCTGGTACAGAGTTAGCTATTGCGCATACTACAACTCCTTACGTAACGGCTTACCCATGGAGTTCAGCAGGCTTTGGAGTTAAATTTGCCAATCCAGCAACATTACCTGTTAATAATGCTAAAAGCGTAAAATTTTCCCCTGCTGGTACAGAGCTAGCCATAGCGCACGACATCACCCCATTCGTATCCGCTTACCCTTGGAGTTCGTCTGGATTCGGGACTAAGTTTGCTAACCCAGCAACATTACCAACGGGGCAATGTTTAGGCATAGCTTTCTCCCCTGCTGGGACTGAACTAGCTGTCGCGCATGACATCACTCCTTATGTAACGGCTTATCCATGGAGCAGTTCTGGTTTTGGTACTAAGTTTGCCAACCCAGCTACCCTTCCTACCGGCACCGGTTGGAGCATAGCTTTCTCTCCTGCCGGGACAGAGCTAGTTGTTGGGCACAGCACCACCCCCTTCATAACAGCATATCCTTGGAGTAGCGCAGGCTTTGGAGTTAAGTTTGCCGATCCAGCAACACTACCAACACAATCGGTGAGAGGTGCAGCATTCTCCCCCGCAGGAACTGAATTAGCTGTTGCGCATACTACAACTCTTTACGTAACAGCATACACTTGGTCATCCGCAGGCTTTGGAACTAAGTTTGCTAATCCAGCTACTTTGCCAACAGGTACTGGCGCCGCCGCAGCCTTCACTCAACTATAAAAACGATCTACACACAACTCCTATCTATAAATACGACATCTTAGTCAAAAGTACAGCTATATCACCGTAAAATTTGTTTAATTTCCAGTATAGTTTTTGAGTTTTTCTTCATTATAAATATGACTAACACATAAGCAGAGGCAAGTTATGGCTGAAAAAATAAATATCGTGATGGATCAAGGTACGACATTTAATACGTCATTCTCATTTTCAGATGCAAATGATGCTCCCATTGATTTTAGTTCTTATTCAGCAAATTCACAGATTCGTAAATCTTATACTTCGTCTACTGCCTACGTCTTTACTGTTGGACTAGGTAATGATGGAGTCATTTCGCTTTCTATGAATGCAGCTACTTCTTCTACTATTACTGCTGGGCGCTATCTATATGATCTAGAAGTACAAGATGCCAATAGCGTAAGATCTAGACTGGTTGAAGGAATTATATCGGTTACTCCAGAGATTACTAGATGACCGTAAAAATAAAACTAGATACAGTAAATGGCTCTTTAGTTCAAAACAAAACTTATGTACCTACTCGTGTTGGTGTACAGACTATAAAGCTCACCGAATTAACTAGTTTCCATCTATTACTGGTAAGCCAGTTAACTTCCAAGATACAGGTAAAACGGTTAACCTGAAGACGAGTGATTTAGCAAATACCATCCATGTTGTTTTTCCTCACTATTACAGGCATAAACACAAAGATATAAATATCTTATATGAAAAGATAATAGAAAGTAAAAAAAATGACAGTACCCATCACTTTATATCTTTTAGTTAAAGATAATAAAATTATTTTTGGTCCTAGAAGATACTATAAACCAGCATTTGTAAAGGTACTTACCGATAATGGTATTGTCTTGGAACTACCAGAATCTATAGATGCCATGACAACTCTTGCTGATGGATATTCATTAGTACCAGAACATGAAGTTGCAAATTTAGTTCAAGTACAAGTAGTTGAGCCAGAGCCTGAAGTTGTACTAGAATCTACAAAAAAGAGAAAGTCATATGGCTACTCCAACAACTAAACCGCAATTTGCTGAATATTGCCTACGAACTTTAGGTAAACCCGTAATCGAAATTAATGTAGATGATGACCAAATTGATGATCGTATTGATGAAGCATTAAAATATTATTGGGACTACCATTTTGACGGCACCGAAAAGATTTATTACAAATATCAGATCACAGATAATGATAAGACAAACAAATATATTACAATGCCTGAGAATATCATTGGTGCTGTCAACTTGTTTCCTATTGGTCAAGGACTGAATACAAACAGTCTATTTAATATTCGATATCAGATTGCTTTGAATGATCTTTATACATTGACTTCTGTTTCTATGGTACCATATTACATGGCGCTAACTCATATACAGTTTCTAGAACAGATGCTTGTAGGGCAACAACCTATTCGTTATAATCGTAATGTCAATCGACTTTATATTGATATGGATTGGAATGTTGTTAGTCAAGGTGACTATATCATTGTTGAAGCATATCAGATTGTAGATCCTGCAACATATACTGATGTATGGAAAGACCGTTGGTTAGCTAGATATGCTACATGCTTGATCAAGCAACAATGGGGAACTAATCTGAAGAAATTCTCTGGGATGCAACTCCCTGGCGGCTTAACTTTTAATGGGCAGACAATTTATAATGAAGCTACAAAAGAGCGTCAAGATCTAGAACAAGAAATGATTAGTTCTTACAGTTTACCAGTAACAGACATGATTGGGTGAAATATATATTTTTTTAAATCTTTATTATTCCAAAATAAATACTTTTTGCCCACAGTCCCAAAGTTTAGAATAACCAAGATTTTCCATTATTTCTGTTTCAGATAAATGTGATATATTTTCACCGATGTTTTTTATCAGTTTATGTTTTTGAGTTTTATATCTAGAAATAATATTAAGATCATGATTTATCCAAATATACCCTGGTGGTGTTGTATGTAGTTCTTTAAACCCAGCAGATTTATATATTTCACCATTAAATAATCTTCTATTTGCATAGCTGATATTTCCGATTTAGATATTAGAATGGTTGGGATGGTCAGATCCGTGAACCATACAATATTTATAAATACATTATATTTAACTAAAAAAGAGTTTTAAAATGCGTGGTAGCAGTTCTGTTTACTTCAATAACTTTGCATCGTCTGGTGAACAAAATCTGCTACATGATTTAATCATTGAGTCCATATCAATCCACGGGCAAGACATGATGTATCTTCCTAGAAAAATTACAAACTTTGATCAACTTTATACTGAGGATGATTCATCAGAATATACTCAAGCTCTACAAGTTGTGATGTATATTGAGTCTATCGACGGCTTTACTGGTGATGGGAATTTCATGTCTAAGTTTGGTCTACAGATTAGAGATCAAGTAACATTTGTAGTTTCACAGAGAATCTTTGAGGAAAATATTGGTGCGGCTACCAGTCAACAAAGACCAAATGAAGGTGATCTTATTTACTTTCCATTGAATAATAAATGCTTCAAAGTCATGTATGTTGATAAGTTCTCCATGTTTTATCCACTAGGTACCTTACCTACGTGGAAGTTTACCTGTGAGCTCTTCGAGTACTCTAATGAAGTATTCAATACTGGGTTTGCAGAGATTGATAAGCTACAAAAGAATTATTCCACAAATATCTTTGACCATGCACTTATGGATGAAAATGGTGATTATCTAGTAGATGAGAACAGTGATATTCTAGTTATGGAAAGTTATAATCTATCTACCACAAATCCTGCAGCAGATAATGATGCTATTCAATATGGTACAGAAAACTTCAGTATTGGTTCGGATTCATTTATTTCTTTCGAAGAAAAGAATCCGTTTGCTGAGGATGATTATTAATGTTTAAACCATTCTATTTTAATCTTATCCGCAAGTATATCATTTGTTTTGGTACCTTATTCAATAATATCTATATCACTAGAACCGATAAGAATGGAGCTGTCACCAATCTTATGCGTGTACCCATTACCTATGGACCAAAAGATAAAGCATTATCCAGAGTAGTAGAAGATTCAAATATCGATAGACCAACCGCCGTTTTTCCTTTACCTATGATGTCATTTGAGATAACTGGTTTTGACTATGATAGTTCTAGAAAATTACAGTCTGTTAATAGAGTCTCGGTGACTGATGCTGATAAAAATAAACGTAAATCCCAATATGTTCCCGTTCCGTATAATATATCATTTCAACTCAGTATTCTCTGTAAGAATGCTGAAGATGGAACTAAGATAGTAGAGCAGATTCTTCCATTCTTTACACCCGATTGGACTGTCACCGCTAATATCATCCCAGAGATGAATATCAAACATGATATTCCTATCATTTTAAATAGAGTAAATGTAGATGATGTTTATGATGGAGACTTTGATAAAAGAAGATCCATGGTATGGACATTAGATTTCACACTCAAAGGATATCTATACGGACCAGTAAAGACCGCCAAAGTCATCAAATATGCAAATACACAAATCTTTATTCCACCAGATACAGCAGATTCCATTTCGGATGTAGATGATCCAATAGTGACTATTCATATTCAACCAGGCTTAACCTCAAATGGGCAGCCAACTTCAAACTCAAGTATATCCATCCCAGTTAATGATATTGTGGCAAGTGATGACTTTGGATTTGTAACAGTTATAACTGAAACTCTATGACCTCAAATACCAATCCAATAAATAATGCTTTAGGTATTATGCCTTCTCCATTTGCTACTACAATATCAACTATGGTAGCAAATGCTAAGAATGATTCGGCAAATGAAGATTTTACTTATGCTAGAGCAAACATTCGTGAAGTAATTGCAAATGGATCAGATGCCATATCAAGAATGGCACAAATAGCAGATCAATCACAGAATGCTAGAGACTTTGAAGTACTTTCAAACCTTATGACAACTGTAGTTAATGCTTCAGAGAAACTGTTGAAAGTTCAAAAGTCTATTCGAGAACTAGACAAAGCTGATGAACCTAGAGACCAAGAAGCAAAACAAGTAACAAACAATCTTTTCGTAGGAACATCAACAGAGCTTCAGAAGATTCTAGCAGACTTGAAGAATCAATAAACCTATACCATTCCTTTAAGGTCAATACCTATTATACCAATAAAGAGTACTAATGTCAACAGAAATATTTAATAAGTTTAGATCTTATAATGGAAATCCAAATCTAAAACGTTCTGGAGTTTCTATCAACTGGACTCATGATATCATTGCAGAATATGCAAAGTGTTCACAAGATGTGGTTTATTTTGTTGAAACTTACATGCGTATAATCAACATCGATCGTGGTCTCATTGAGTTCAAACTATACGATTATCAAAAAGAAATGATAATGGCTATGGTTGATAATCGTTATACAGTACTTTCCACAGCGCGACAAATTGGTAAGTCAAGCGTAACTTGTGCATTTATTCTTTGGTATATTCTTTTTAATCAAGATAAAACTGTAGCGTTGCTAGCAAATAAAGGTGATACTGCCCGAGAAATCCTTGGTAAAATACAACTAGCATATCAGCATTTACCTAAATGGCTTCAGCAAGGTGTTGTAGAATGGAATAAAGGTTCGTTTGAACTTGAAAATAACTCCAGAATTATTGCCGCCGCTACATCATCTGATAATATTCGTGGTTATTCTATTAATATGGTGTTTATTGATGAGGCAGCATTTGTTGACAATTGGGATGAGTTCTTTACTTCAGTATATCCTACTATTTCATCTGGTGCAGAATCAAAGCTTATTCTGGTTTCAACACCAAATGGTTTAAATCACTTCTATCATATTTGGACAAATGCTCAGTTAGGTAAAAACGCATATAAACCTATTATGGTTCATTGGTCACAGGTTCCTGGTAGAGATGAAGCCTGGAAACAAGCCACACTATCGGCAATGAACTTTGATATACAGAAGTTCTCTCAAGAATATGAAGTTGAGTTCCAAGGATCTTCGGGTACACTTATTGCTGGTTGGAAACTAAAACAACTACATGCATCCATACCATTAAACGAGCGTGATGGTCTATCTCTATTTGAGAACTCAAAACCTGGGCGCACTTACGTTTCTATTGTAGACGTTTCAAGAGGTAAAGGTCTAGACTATTCAGCATTTAGCATTATTGATGTAACTACAATGCCATATCAACAAGTCTGTGCCTATCGTAATAATCTTATGACACCTATCGACTATGCTGAGATCGTCTATCGTATAGCAAAAAGTTATAACAATGCTTCAGTCCTTGTAGAAATTAATGATTTAGGTGAACAAATATCAACCTCACTTCATTATGATTTTGAATATGAGAATATACTCTTCACCGAAAATGCTGGGCGAAGTGGTAAACGAATCTCTTCTGGATTTGGTACTAATGTAGATAAAGGTATTAGAACCACAAAAACTGTAAAATCTGTCGGCTGTTCTATTCTCAAACTTCTCATAGAACAAAATCAACTTGTAGTTCATGATAAGCACACCATTTCAGAATTGTCTACGTTTTCTAAAAAGGGCGTATCATATGAAGCTGAATCTGGTAACCATGATGATATGGTTATGGGATTGGTTCTATTTGCTTGGTTATCCAACCAGACGTTTTTTAAAGATATTACTGATATTAATACTTTGGCTAGACTTCGTGAGAAATCAGAAGATGAAATAGAAAATGATCTTTTACCATTTGGGTTTGTAGATCATGGTGAATCCGTAAATGAAATACTTGAAAAACCGTCAAGAGGTTGGTTTAATTCGTTAGAAAATGACTTTTTATAAATAAACATAGTTAGATTTGATAGCGAGATTGATCTTTTTACTATGCCGTTCTATCAATAAAATAAACTGATATATAAATATCAACATCTCTTGAAAGGAGAAAATTATGGCGGTATTAGTAAGTCCCGGTG